TCTTGGTCAATAACCACAGTTGCAAATGTTAATTGCAGTACAGTTGGAATAACAGGAGGAACATCTTTCTCTATTGATTTCACAGGTTCAACTGCTTCAACAACATCTGTACAATTTACCTCAGCGGTTCCAAGTGTAATAAGTGGAAACACATATTATACTAATGGTTACACACAATTTGATGGTGGAACATCTACAATTTTAGGCGACTTACAAACACAATTACATAGTATTTTAGTTACTAATAGTACATCAGGAACTTCGGCTTATTATTTTGGTCCAGTTTCAGGTACTCAAGCAACTGCAAATATTGTTGCTGGATTAACGGCTTCAACTAATGTATTTGGTGTTAATAGTATTACATCAACAACTATTGATTATTGTTCGGGTACAAATGACGCTTGGTTCTATGCTAATTTTGTTCCACCCGCTAACGGTAACGCATATTATGGTAATTCATATTACACAAATGTTTCTTCTTTATCGGGAACCGCTTACGGAGTTGCAGGCTCATTTACAGGTACGGTATCAGGTTTTTATTACGGATTCTCGGGAACAAGTTATTCAGGATATAACAATCTTGTTGTTGCAACTTTACGTTCAAGAGGTATTACTCAATATTCATCAACCTTACACGGACCACAATATCAAGTGACAGGTACTTCTGATGTAACAATGATTGGTACAGGTAGTTATTCAGGAATAAGTCAAAATCCTTATGCTACTTTCTTGATTTCAGGTAGAACTTATGAAAACGACACGTTTAGTTTTGAGACATCATTTGCAACATCACAAGCTAACTATATTAGTAGTGTGTTTGGTGTGTCAAATTTCGCTAAAGACAGAACTGAAGTTCCTTTGTTTGTTGAAGAAAGATATTCAACAATGTTGGATTATGGATATAATCAAGGATTTATTCGTGGATTAAACGCTAATAATTTTATTTCTTTAGGTGATGCAAGAACTTCAACAAATACTGATACAACTGGTTTCTATTTAGAGAGATACCAAACACCTTCATCTCCTTGGGTTGTTTCTGAACTTAGAGGTAATTTAGTTTATAAATTATTCCGTGTTTATACCATTCCTGATGGAAATGCCGCAAACAGAGAAGTTAAGGTTTCTATTGCAAATATCTCATTTAACAATGGAACATTTGACTTGATAGTTAGAGATTTCTATGATACAGATGCTAACCCATCAGTTATTGAGAAATTCACTAATTGTACATTAGATGCTACAAATAACAGTTTTGTGGCTAAGAAGGTAGGTTCTATCGACGGTGAATACGCAATTCTTTCTAAATATATTATGTTAGAAATGAATGAAGAAGCTCCGTTAGACGCTCTTCCTTGTGGATTTGAAGGTTTTATAACAAGAAGTTATACTAATGGTACATCTCCTTTCCCTGTCTATAAAACACACTATGCAATCCCTGGTGAAGTAATTGCGAATCCTCCATTTGGTAGTTCTACAGGTGGTGATAATGCAGTAACTAGTCCTGGTGATAATAAAAGAAGAACTTATTTAGGTATTTCATCTTCAGTAGGTGTTGACGCAGATTTCTTCGACTATAAAGGAAAACAAAGACCTGTTGGTGATTTGTGTGAAGAAGGTAGTTACAACAACTGGCCAAACACAACAAAAGGTTTCCACATGGATAGTGGGGCAACTGTTGTAACGGTAAGTGGTGTTACACAATTTGAAGTTGGTGATGGTTCATTTAGTTCTGAACCAACAGATTCAACTAATCCATATTACTTCCTATACTCAAGAAAGTTTAGTTTCTTAGTACAAGGTGGTTTTGACGGATGGGATATCTACGATGAAAGAAGAACAAATGATGATTCTTACGCTCTTGGGCAGACTAAATTTAGAGCTGGTTTTTGTCCACAAGCACCATATCCAACATCAACAGGATGGGGTTCATTTAAAATTATCACTATTGAAGACGGCACAATTGATTACGCAAACACCGACTATTACGCATACTTGTTAGGTATTAGAACTTTTGCTAATCCTGAGGTAACAAACATCAATGTTCTTGTAACACCTGGTGTTGATTATGTTAATAATAGTGGATTAGTTGAATCTGCAATTGATATGATTACAAACGAAAGAGCGGATTCAATCTATGTTTGTACAACTCCTGACTTTAACCTATTACAAAACTCAACTTCGATGGATAATTTAATTTACCCACAAGAAGCGGTGGATAGTTTAGAACAAACAGGAATTGACTCTAACTACACAGCAACTTACTATCCATGGGTTCTTACTCGTGATACAGTAAATAACACTCAAATCTATATTCCAGCAACTGCTGAAGTTACAAGAAACTTAGCGTTAACTGATAACATAGCGTTCCCATGGTTTGCAACTGCGGGTTACACAAGAGGTATTGTAAATGCGGTTAGAGCTAGAAAGAGATTAACTCAAGAAGATAGAGACACTCTTTACAAAGGAAGAATTAACCCAATCGCAACTTTCAACGACGTTGGAACTGTCATTTGGGGTAACAAAACTCTTCAAATTGCTGAATCAGCATTAGACAGAATTAACGTTAGAAGATTGTTATTACAAGCTCGTAAATTGATTTCTGCGGTGGCTATCAGATTGTTGTTTGAACAAAATGATAATACAGTTAGACAACAATTCCTTGACTCTGTTAATCCAATCTTAGATGCTATTAGAAGAGACAGAGGTTTATATGACTTCCGTGTAACAGTACAAAATACTCCTGAAGACTTAGATGCTAACCAATTAGTAGGTAAGATTTATATCAAACCAACTAAAGCATTAGAGTTCATTGATATTGAGTTCTTAATTACACCAACAGGAGCGTCTTTTGAAGACATCTAATTAACTTAAATTTAAAAAGACCCTCACGAAAGTGGGGGTTTTTTATTTACATAATATTTATAGATATGAAAATGTTTTTAGTAGAAAAATTTGAAGAAGAAATTACACCCGATTTAAAGTATTATGCTTTTGACTGGGATGATAATATTCTTACAATGCCAACACAAATAATACTTCGTACTGAAGATGGTGAAGAAGTTGGTATGTCAACAGAAGACTTTGCGGAATATCGTGTGAAAGTTGGAGTTGAACCTTTTGAATATAAAAAGAAAACAGTTGTTGGATTTGCTGACGACCCGTTCAGAAATTTTGGAACCAAGGGGGATAAGAGGTTCATTATCGACGCGATGATGGCAAAAGAAGGACCAGCTTGGGGAGACTTTGTTGAAGCGGTTAATGGGGGTTCAATCTTTTCAATTGTTACCGCAAGAGGACATTCACCATTGGCTTTACGTAGAGCTATCGAAAATATGATTGAAACTAATTTTAGAGGAATATCTAAAAAAGAATTGGTTAAAAATTTAAGAAAGTTTAGAAAGTTTGCGGGTGAGGAAGATATGAAAGATAAAGAACTTATAAATGCTTATATGGATATGAATAAGTATTATCCTGTAACATTTGGAGACGGTTCCGCTCAAAGTCCCGAAAAAGGAAAGGTAGATGCTTTAAGAGAGTTTCAACAATATGTAAAATATTTAGCAAATATACTTAAAAAACCAGTAATGTTTAAAGATGATATTAGTAATAATTTTATTCCTAAAATAGGATTTTCAGATGATGATTTAAGAAATCTAGAAAAAGTTAAAGATGAATTATCAAAAGACCCAGAAAATATTATTCAAACAATATCAACACATGGTGGTAAAAAGCAAAACTATTAATATTTATAAACTGGACTTATAGCAAGTTTGAATAAAAAAAAACCTAAAGTAAATAGAAAAATTTTCGATAGGGACTATTTATAATAAAATAAAAGAAAAATTTAAAACAAAATAATATGGCTGATTTATTAATGAAAATGCCGATACCCTACGAACCAAAAAGGAAGAATAGGTTTATCATGTCTTTTAACGACTTGGGTATTAACGAATGGTATGTAGAATCAACAAGTAGACCTTCTTTAACGATTAACTCTACTGCGATTGATTTCTTAAATACTAAAACTTATGTTGCGGGTAAGTATGAGTGGGGAGAAATCTCTGTAACTTTCCGTGACCCAATTGGACCTTCAGCATCACAAGCGTTGATGGAATGGGTTCGTCTACATGCTGAGTCTGTAACAGGACGTATGGGATACGCTGCAGGTTATAAGAGAGATATTTTCTTAAGTCTATTAGACCCGACAGGTGTTGTAATTGAAAAGTGGGTTCTTAAAAACACATTCCTTACAAAAGTTGACTTCCAAGGATTATCTTACTCTGAAGATGGATTGGTAACTATCCAAGCATCTTTAAGACCTGACTACTGTATATTATTATATTAATATTATTTACTTTCTTATATTCAAACCCACGAAAGTGGGTTTTTTTATTTACAATAAATAAAAATAAGGTATTTTTATAATAAAAAACTATGAGTGACAATATAAATCAAATGAATTTAGACCTTCCACACGACGTGGTATTACTACCAAGCGAGGGTAGATTTTATAAAAATAAGAAAAAATCTGTTAAGGTTGGATATCTAACTGCTGCCGATGAAAACATTTTAGCTTCAGTTAACAATTTAAGTGGTGACCAAATTATTACTAATTTAGTTAGAAGTAAATTATATGAACCTGATATTAGACCTGAAGAAATGTTAGAGGGTGATTTAGAGGCTATTTTGGTTTTTTTAAGAAATACTTCATTTGGTGCTAATTATGATTTTACTTTAATTGACCCTGAAACTGATAAGAAATTTGAACATACTATAACACTTGAGTCTTTAGATTTCAAAAAAAGTGATGTTGAACCTAATTCAGAAGGTTTGATTTCTTTAGTTTTACCAAAAACAAAGAAAGAAATTAAAATTAAATTTTTAACATACGGAGAAAGTCAAAGTATTAGTCGACAGATTGACTCTTACCCAAAGGGTATGGTTTCACCTTCAGTAACTCTGAAGTTGACTAAACAAATTATTGAGGTTGAAGGTAACCGAGAAGAAAGTGCAATTGCGGATTTTATATCTAAAATGCCAATCATGGATTCAAAATACATAAACAACTTCATTAGAGAAAACGAACCTAAGTTGGATTTAGTGAGAGAAATAACAGCCCCATCTGGAAAAAAGGTACTCACCCGTGTGACCTTTGGGGCGGAGTTTTTTCGCCCTTTCTTCTGAGTATTTAAAAAATTTATTGGACCAATATTATCTATTGGGTTCCAAAATACATCTGTCATATTCCGATTTCATGAAAATGCCGTCTTATCACCGTAGATATTTGGTTGATAAGGTTATTGAAATTAATACACCTAAAAACGAATAGTAGGTTATTTATATAATAAAGATTAAATTATGTTTCATTACTTACATGGAGGAGGTGGAGGAACCACCCCAACTGCTGACGATTTTTTAGGCGAATCGATTAAGAGTGCCGGATTAAGCAGATATCAGGAGATGGGTGAAGGATTAAAAACCCTTAGTACAACTATACAGTCAATGGACGCTGAAGCTGCTAAATTTGCTAAGACAATGGGACGTACAACTGAAAATAGTTTAGGTCTTAAACAAAATTTAAACGCTTCGTATAGTTCAATAGTTGATTTAGGTGGTAAAATGAGTGACGCCGTTGACATGCAAGAAGGTCTTTTTAAAGCGAGTGGAAGAAATTTAGTTTTACTTAAATCACAAGCTGCTGAATTATTCGCGGCGTCCAGTGTTTCAGGAATAGGTTCTGAAAAACTACAAGAATCGTTTTATGATGTAGGTATGGAGGTTGCCCACATTGGGGAGAATATGTTTAAGATTTCAGAAGTTGCTAGTCAAATGGGAGTTAACGCTCAAGCGGTTTCTGTGACTGTAACTGGAAATTTAGATAAATTAAATAGATACGGTTTTGTAAATGGGGTTGAAGGTTTGGCAAAAATGGCGTCAAAGGCTCAGGCCTTAAAATTTGATGTGACTCAAACTTTTAATTTAGCCGAAAATTTAATGAGTCCCGAAAAGGCAATTGAAGTGGCGGCTTCTATACAAAGGTTAGGAGGTGCTGCAACAGCGTTAACCGACCCTTTAAAATTAATGGATTTAGCACAAAATGACGTTGAAGGACTTCAAGAGGAAATTGCTAAATTAGCAAAACAGTATACATACTTTGACGAAAAAACACAATCCTTTCAAATTATGAAAGGGGCTAAAAGTCAACTTAGAGAAGTCGCTTCCGCCCTTGATATTGACAGAGCAGAATTTGAAAAATTAGCTTTATCGTCAGCTAATTTAAACAAAAAAATGTCAGAAATGAGATTAGGGTTTGACGCATCAAAAGAAGACAAAGAATTACTTGCAAATCTTTCTCAATTAGAAAATGTTGCAGGAGGTGGAAAAGAATATAAAGTAAGTTATTTTGATAAAGACGGTGTTGAACAAACTAAAAAATTATCAGAAATTAAAGAAAAAGATTTAGAGATTATTAAACAAAGTAATAAACCTAAAATAGTTGATAAAGATGACCCGGCAGCAAAACAATTAATTGAAATGGCTAAAGGACAATTAGGTGAATACGGTCAATTAGTTGCTGCTCAGGAAAAAATTGCAAATACAATATCAAACACTATTGGAGGGTCAAAACTTGGACAAGATTTATTATCTGGCGCTAAAAAAGAATTTAAAGAGACAGCAGATAGTATTGGTAAAAATTTTGGAGCTGGTTCTGTATTTGAATCAAAATTAAACAGTGGTGCTTTAAATATAGATAATACAACAAAACTTTTGGCAGCAATGATTCAAGGGGACTTTAAAAAAATAATGGAGCAAATGGTGACAATAAGTACTATTGCAGGTACGGGTGTTAGCGGATTTGTAACAGAAGAAAAGAAAAAAATTAAAGATACGTTATTCGACCCTAAAAAGGGAGACCAAATTAAAGATATGAATGTTGCCAGTGTTAATACAATAAATTTTACTGGTACAATTGCTGAAATCGCAGCAAGAATGAGTGACGGTTTTTATACACCAGTTGGTGATACTATTAAAACTCCTAGTGGTAATATTGAGATTCATGAAAAAGACTATTTCTTAGCTGCAACTCAATTACCTGATGTGTTACAAAAAAGTGTTAACAAAGGTTTAATGGACGTTTTAAAAATTGAAAGACAAACTATGAACGCAGCAATGATGTCAACAAATACACAAACTCAACCTCAGTCTCAACCACAAAAACAAGAAGTTGTTCATACAGTTAATTTTAAAGTATCTGTTGATACACCAAGAAATAAACTAAGTGACATGTTAGTTGAGGAACTACCTAAGAATCCAACCTTGATGCAATATATTGTTAAACATTTTGACAATACAAAAACTTCAGGTGGAATGACATCTAAAAAATAAAAAAATACCAAGTCATTCTATTTATTAATAAAATCACCCAATGAGTGAAAGCGCTTTAGATTATTCAAGTTCAGAGTTTTTTAGGAATCGTCTTGTCACAAGAAACCTAAAACCATACAATGTTGAGGGGGCTTTCCAATCTTCAATTTCTAACCCATATTATGAGGTAAATGTTGCTGACAACTCAGTTATTGACTCACCAAATGTTAATAATGAAATTTTTACTGAAGCTCAACAAGAAATTATACCAAATCAATACGGTCCTACAGGAGGTTTCCAAGACGCTTCAGGTTTTATTAATAAGACAACAGGACAGGTAAATGAAAATTCAACTAATCAATTAGAATATTGGCCGTTACAAAACGATACCAATATGGATTTGATTAATGAACAATGGATTAACTTGGCGGAAGTTAGTAATAAATTTATTCCCAACGGTGGTTATGAAGGGTTATTTTTTGCAGATACAAAAATTTTAGCAAAAAATGGAGGTACCACTGATTACAATCCATTAAATTTACCATTTGTTGTTGGGAATTATTCATTAGCTGATTTGATTTTTGGTGGTGATAGTTTAGTACAACAAGATTCATACTTATTACAAATATCCGTTCTTGAATTAAGAAAAGCGTTTCAATATAGAATTGCTCAAGAACTACAACAAACAAGTGTTGCTAATAACTTATCAATTAATAGTAATCCTTTACAATCAAGTTTACTTGCGTCTAATCAAATTCAATTAAGTTATTTAGATTATCATATTACAGTTCCTGATGGGGTTTTAGATTTTACGGCTGATTTAGGACAAAGAATAACAGGTGCCTATTTACCATTTTCACCAATTGAAGGAGATTACTTTAACTTTTCACCAAGACAACCTAAAACAGGTCTTGGTAGATATGTTCAAAGATTAAGTAATAATGACGGTAGTGCTTCAGTAAAATTTTTAGCAAATACTGGTGGTGGCCAAAAATCAATTTTATTTGCTAATTTAGAATATAACCGATATAGTCCAAACTATGATAGAAATATCACAAGAGCTGGTCAGGTGTTAAATAACATATTTGGTGATATTGGGAGAAGAAATTCTCAAGATGATAGTGGTAATCTATATGTTGGAGGTAAAGACGAATTAAAATACACAACATCACCCGCAGGTCAAACACCTGATAATGGGTACGGAGAACCAACTGGTGCAGTTGTATTAGGTCCTGATGCTGTTGGTAAGTTATATGAAGGTGACCAAAACTTTGCTTTTGGTTTAAATGATAATAATACTCTTGTTGGAGGATTTGTTTGGACAAGAACAGGTGATGAAGACTTTGGTGATTTATTTGGACCTGAAGGTGAATCATTTGGTGTTGATTTTAGTAATAACACTGCATTTAATCTAAGTGATAGATATTCATCATCTTTAAATTATGAGTTTAAACGAGGTTCAATATTAGATAATACTCAAAGATTAATTGATTCGGCACCTACCAGTGGATTAGCCAGAAGATTACATGCCGGTAACGCAATTAATCAAATGTCAAAAGTTTTTAATGATGGATATAAAGAATTAACAAAAGGTTCTAAAGTTATTAGATACGAAAATACTAACGGTAAATTAGTAGGTAAAGAATATGGAAGATTATTTACCAAAGATAAACCATATCAGTTGTACCAAGATTTACAAAGTACGGTTGCAAATACAAGTGGTAGTGAAACTAATGGTAACATAAGAAAGTTTAGTAATTCTGTTCTTGATTCTACATATAATTTAAATATTGCACCGTGGAAAGGACAAGGGTCAACAAATATTATTGGAGGACAAGTTAAGAAATACATGTTTTCAATTGAAAATTTAGCTTGGAAAGGAAGTGCCTTGTTTAATGATTTGCCTGGATGTGAAAAAGGACCTAATGGAGGTAGAATAATGTGGTTTCCACCATATGATTTAACATTTGGTGAAACTGTTTCTCCTAATTTTGACGGAACATCATTTTTAGGTAGACCTGAACCAATTTACACATATAAAGAAACGAGTAGGAGCGGTTCGTTATCATTTTCAATTATTGTAGACCACCCTTCTGTTTTAAATTTGATTGCTAAAAAAGAATTACAGAATGATTTAACTGAAAAGAAAGATTCGGTTATTGAATCATTTTTTGCAGGAGCCGCTAAATTTGATTTATATACATTAGCGGCAAAATTTGCGACATTAGATTTAAATACCCTTAAAGAATTACAAGAAAGTGTTCTCTCAAGTAATCAAACTTCAGCAGAACAAGCAACGTTAATTAATTCAGATTTAAAAGAAGGTGATTCAGTTGCCAAAGATTTACCAAATTTCTCTACATATCAAGGATATGGTGCGTTTTTTCCGGAAATAGATACCGATACCGCTTCAAGTACTGATTATGAAACACTTTATAATCAGTATATGCTCCAAAAACCAATTTACAGTGGGTATGTTTATACAAGTGGTACTTCACTTTTATTTCCAGTAATAACTCAAAACTATGATAAATTAGTACTATTAAGAAGTGAAATATTAAAAGCGGTAACATCACAAAATTGTGAAGTTGTTATAGAAATGAATGGAGTTAAATTTCCAGGTATTGGGGATAATTCAAGTGAATCAAATAACAAAGCGTATATTGACTCTTTAAAATTATTTTTCTCTAATTTAACTGAAGATAACGAATCTTTAGGTAAGTATATCCAAAGTGAGGCAGTTAAATTTATTTATTCAAATTTACTTTTAACAAATGCTGAAACTAAAGACAATAGTGGAATGCCAACATTTGTTGATTGTAATGTTGATTTAAACGGAGATGCTGAAACTTATAGTGTTGTTGCAATGTGTTCAAGATATGTAAGTTTTAAAAGTATTAATGTAACACCTAAAAATCCGTCAAACGCAAACGCCGGTTCAAGTACTAATTCTGAAAACATTGCAAATCAAACCGCAATTAACGGATTACCAAAACCACCATCTCCTGTAGATATTCAAAAAAAGAATTTAAGTAAAAGATTATTAAGAACAAAACTTTTAAATGAATGTGATTATTTTGAAGTTTTAAAACAAACTGACCCATTTGCATATACATCAATTACTGATAAAATAAAATTATTTCAACCAGCATTTCATGCTATTACTCCTGAAGGATTAAATAGTCGATTAACTTTTATACAACAGTGTGCAAGACCCGGTAATACAATACCTGTTATTAATGAGCAAGGTGAACAAGATACATCAACATCAACGTTTAACACTAATTTTGGTACTCCACCTGTATTAGTTATTAGAGTTGGTGATTTCTATAATACAAAGGCAATTCCTGAAACGATACAAATACAATATGAAAATTTAGATATTAATCCTGAAGGTATTGGATTACAACCAATGATTGCAAAAATAACTATGAGTCTTAAATTTATTGGGGGTAGTGGATTAAAAGGACCTATTGATAAATTACAAAATGCTCTTTCATTTAATTACTATGCAAATACTGAAATGTATGATGAAAGGGCTGAAGCAACTGAAGATACTACAGCATTGGATGACGCTTTATTTACGGCAATTACTTTAGCGGAACCGTTGGCAACATTCAATGATATTCAAAATATACCTTCAGCAACTAAAACAATTGGGGATATTTTAACAACAATTCCATCTGGTGATACTCAAACAGGTACTATTCAGTATAAAAATTTCTTTGATAACTATATTACTCAAACACAAGATTATTTTTTAACAACTTTAAATTTTATTGAAAGTTCAATAAATAATTATAATTTTGGAA